TTCCAGGCATGGGACTTCGGCTGGGTGCGGGACAAGGACCACGCCGAGGCTTCGGACTCGAACTACACGTTCTCTGGCGCGGTGGCCATCCATCCCGAGACCCGTCACCTCGTGGTGCTGCGGCTGTACCGCGAGCGCGGCATGACGCCCGCGCAGACGCGCCAGCGAATGGAGGCCGAGGCCGCCTACATCCGCCCCGATGAGCTCGACGTGATGTTCCGGGTGGCGGTCGAGACGGTCGGATTGCAGAAGGAGCTCTACTTCCACGGCGTGCGCAGTTCGTCCGACCTGCCGCTCAAGGCCATCAACACCGACAAGCGCAAGCGCCATCTGCGCGACGGCGTCCCCGGGCTCAGCGCCTACTTCGAGAATGGCCAGATCGAGCTGCCCTACCCCGAGGGCGATGATCCGCAGGCCATCGAGCAGCGCGCCCTCGTCGACGTGCTCTGCAACGAGCTCTGGGGCTGGGGCAAAGAGGGCCACGACGACGGCGTGATGATGCTCTGGTTCCTCATGACGCTCGTCCGCAAGTTCCTGCGGGCCCTGGACCGCCGCCGGCAGCAGGGCGGAGCGACAGACGCCAGATGGCAGGGTGGGGCGCTGGATGACGACTCGGCCGGGGATGGGCCAGCCAGCGGCAATCGCCAGGGGAACAACGACAAGGGCCACGAGCCGCTCGACGTCGCCAACCTGGAGGCCATGAAGGCGCAGCTCGAGGCCGAGCTCGCCGCACTGCAGCAGAGGCCCGCGAGGGCAGGAGCAACCGCATGAGCGACTCGCATCCGACCACTGCCCCAGGCGCCCTGATGGCCATGAACGCTGCCACGGTGCACGATCCGCTGGCCCCCCCGAGTGCTCCGGGCCGGCTCGACCCCGAGAGCATGCCGGGCAGCATGTTCTTCGTCGAGGCCGCCAAAGGGAAGACGCTGGCTGAGATCATCGGGCCCCATGGAGCGGAGTTGCTCGGCGAGGGGGGCGGCAGCCCCTCCCTGGTCGAGGCCGCGCACAAGGCTTGCAGCGAGAAGCTGGCCAGCGTGCGTCAGCAACACGAGGAGGCACGCAAGTCCGCCTACGAGGAGGGAGCGCCGGATGACGCTAGCCTGAGCGTGCGGGGCGGCGTGTCGCGCTACCTCGAGTCCGATCCGTTTTCCGGCTTCTACTGGACGCAGGAGCAGGCGGGAGACGGGCAGGCCAAGGCCGACACCTGGCCGATCGCCTCCGTCGAGAACCTCAGCGTGCTGTCCTCGATTTACGCCTGGAGCTCGATCCTGCCCTGCTGCGGCAACGCCATCGCCCGCAACGTCGAGATGCAGGGAGCCAACGATCCCAAGGAGACGGTCACCGTCAAGGAGGGCACGCCCGAGGCATTGAAAAAGGCCGTGCGTGCGGAGCGGCGTTTGCTCAAGCGCTTCCTCGAGTACTCGTTCGGCAGCGAGGACGACTGGGTCTCCGGCCTGAGCAAGGCTCGGCGCGATCGGGAGGGGATCGGCATGCGGGCCCTCGAGGCGCTGCGCACGCCACCTCCGCACCTGCGTCTGCCGCTGGGCTCCGATTCGAGCATCGACGCAACGGCCACCGCCAGCGGAGCGCTGTTCGGTCTGTTCGGCGGAACCAGCCCGATGCTCTCCGTGCCGGCGGTCATGGGGATGAAGTCGGCAGGGGACGCCTCGCCCGCCGATCCTGCCGTTGCCGCCCTCTACGCGCAGGCCGCTGCGTGGGCGCTCAACGCCGTCAAGTCCGGCCAGCAGCCCGACTGGTCGAAGGTCGACTATCGGGGGCGGCCATACGGGCTGCGCCACGTCGAAGCAGAGACGCTGCGCTGGTGTCCCGCCTGCGCTCCAATCCTGTCGCCGGTCTGGTGGCTCATCGACGGAGACGAGGACGATCCCGAGAACCTGCTCATCGGTGGTGAGCCCGTGCCTCGCTACGAGAAGGCCTACGAGACCCGCCGGTGGCGGCTCATCATCCACGAGCGGCGCGGCCAGTACGTCTACTTCCAGCAGTTCGGCGACCCCCGGATTGTCGACAGCCGCACCGGCGCCGTGATCGGCAACTACGCCCTCGGGCAGTGGCCGGACATGAAGGTCTTCCCTCCTTCGGTCTGGGCCAACGAGCTGCTCATCGACATCAACCCCGAGCCGACGTGGAGTCCCTACGGCGCCCCGTGGTGGTGGGGCGACCAGGAGCTGGTGCTCGGGCTGATGGGCGCCGAAGCCGCCGTCCATTCTGGGATCGTCAGCCCCAAGATCCCTCGGGTGATCATCAGTGTACTCGGCACCGCCGTCGCCAAGCAGATCCAGCGACAGAAGGAGATCAGCGACAAGGCAAGGGAGAACGCCCCAGAGAAGACCAACGAGGTGCTCTACCTCGAGGTCACGCCGCCCGGCGACATCGATCTGGGCGAGGACGGGGGGAACAAGGGGCGCCCCGTCTCGGTGGACCAGATCAAGGTTATCCCTGACGACATGTACGGTCCCTTCATCGACCGGGCCCGCAAGATCATCCGCGGCACCAAAGGATTGAGCAACAAGGCCCTCGGCGAGAGCGAGGACGACAGCTTCGCCAGCGCCGAGAGCTCGCTGATCATGGACGACCACCAAGTCTACGGCCCAGAGCGTCGCCGCACCATGAATTGGCTGGATCCGCTCTGGCACGCCATGCGCGTTCGCTTCCACCAGATGACCCTGCGTGGCCCGAAGATCATGAGCAGCGATCAACGGGAGAAGTGGCTGCGGCTGGCCAAGGAGCTGGGCGCAGACACGCCGGAGCGAAGCCGTCAGCTCATTTCTCGGGAGATTGGCGAGGACTGGCCGCAGATCGAAGGCGACTGGGGCGACCAGCCCTGGGACCTCACGCTGGCAGCGGCGAAGATGGGGCAGATCCCCGGCCAGGAGCCGCAGCCCGGAGCGCAGCACGGGTTGCCCGGGGGGACCTCCGGCGCACCCCAGGCCCCGACGGCCCAGGCCGGACAGCAGCCGGAGGCGCAGCCACCGGCCAAGCCTTCGGCTGCGTCCGCTTCGAGCGAGGGGAACACCCCGGGCACTGAGCGGGGCCGCGCCGAGAAGGGAGCCGGAGGTTTTGCCGCTCCCGATCTGGCTGCAGCGCAACTCGATGCCGATCAGGACATCGTGGTCGCGCTGAGGGCCCTCAAGGGCGTGCTGGTCCAGAAGGTAGCGCTGCAGCAGCGCAGCGTCTCCACCCCGGAGCAGCAGGGATGACCTGCTCCTGCGCTCACCACCCACTCTCCGCCCTCGCTGCGGCATCGTCCCTCTGGCCCCCCCACGGGGCGTGGTCGCTCGAGACCGCAGCCGAGAAGGGTGTCCGGCTCGCAGAGGACTGTGTCCTGCTGGCCCAGAAGGACGACGACCAGCAGCAGGCCCGGCTGCGGAAGCTCGTCCGTGTCGAGCACGACCTGGCCACGCTGAGCGCCGAAGAATGGGACCGCCGGGCCCGCAAGGCACTCAAGGCCATCGGCAAGCTCGCATCGACGAAGCCAGCGATGGCCCGCACGGTGCTGCGCATCATCGCTCGACGCTTCGACGGCCTCGAGGAGTCGCTGCAGCCGCTCTACGAGGACAAGATTGGCATCGCGTACGGCATTGGCCGAGACGGCGTGGCGGCCGACCTGAAGCAGAGCGTGACCTTCAACACCGTCGACCAGCAGGCCAAGGGATGGCTCGCCGACCACCACCTGTACTGGGTCGGCAAGGCCTACCCCGACCAGTTCAGTGGGCGCATCGCTGGCATCGTCGACGAACACGTCGTCCAGCAGGGGCTGAGCTACAAGGACGCAGCCAAGGTGCTGCAGACGCAGCTCGGCCCGGAGCTCGTCGGCGAGAAGCCGCTGTCCTACTGGGAGGTGGTGGCCAACGCCGCAGCAGTGCGGTCGCGCTCCTTCGGCGCCGTGGAGTCCTTCGTCCAGGGCGGCATCAGCGTGGTCGAGATCCTCAACCCCGAGGACGAGGCCACCTGCCCGACCTGCCGCCACCTGAGCGGGCAGCGCTTCGAGATCGCCCAGGTGGTGGGCCAGCGCAACGCCATGATGGAGGCTGGGAGCCCTGAGGAGGCCAAGCAGGTCGCACCATGGCGTCCGCCGGCGGACGTGGTGGGCAAGGGTGCGGCCGAGCTGGCGAGCCAGGGCACCGTGTTGCCGCCGTACCACGGGCGATGCCGGTGCACGGCGAACGCTTGGGTGGAGGGGGCGAGCGAGTACACGCCGAGCTATCCGCCGGCGCCCGTCCTGCCTCCAACAGCATCCGTCCCTCGACCGGTCATCCCAGGGAGCAAGCTCGAGATGGCCAGCCCCGTGCAGGAGAGCACAGTGGAGCAGGTGCACGAGGCCTTCCGAAATACGCCAGATCATGTAAGGAGGCGGCTCAAGGCGGCCAAAGTCGAGTACGTCGTCGGAGAGAAGGTAGTTGACCATGCGCCCGAGCTGGCCTCGCAGCGCCCACGCAACTTCTTTCCTGGAACCACCTTCGAGCACGTCCAGGCCGTGTTCTACGACAACAAGGTGATCTGCGCAGAGAAGTGGAAGGACTTCACAACCGGGCAGTGGATCGGCGATCGCCCTGTAGAGCGAGTCGTCCATCATGAGATCGGGCATGCTTTCGACTTATCGCGCAAGAATCCGCTGAGCGCCAGGAAGCCCTTCATGAAGGCCTACGCCAGCGACATCAGCGCGATGAAGAAAGAAAAACGGGCTCAACTTGACTACTTCTTGTCCGGGGACGGCGGGAATGAAGAGACATTCGCCGAGGCCTATAACATTGTTGTGAGCGGGAAATCGTCGATGGACGCTCCAAGGGAGCAGGCCTTCCGCGAGACGTTCCCCGGCGTGCTTGCGCACGTCCAGTCCATCGTCTATCCTAAAGGTCGATGAGCACGAAATCCAAGGTGGTTGTTGGCACTTGCTCTTGGGCAGACGGCAAGCTGAGCATCAGTCGGCCAGACTTCCCTTGCGAAATTCCTCCTAGCCTCGTTGCCCCGGGCGAGTCCATCCTGCAGGTGACGTACGAGATGCTGCTGCCCTACCTCGGCAAGGTCGTCCTCGTCGACTTCGAGGCGGGCACCATCGAGCCGTTCGTCGCCGGGGAGTAGCGCATCGAGCACTTCGTAGCCTGAGGGGATGAGGAGACATTCCCGCACGCCTTCCCGCCCACACCGCCGGCTTTCTCTGCACCCCCTACGCTGCACCGCACCCCTCTAGCGCTCCTAGCACTCACCATGAGGCTCTGAGATGGGCCCCGTGCTGGGGCCAAGCAACGAGTGCAGGAGCGATGAGCGGCATGGGTGATCGGAGAGCCTGGGAGCAACTGGTGGAGCAGGGGGCCGGACCGGCCGGCACCCCTGCGTCCACCGGGGCCGAGACGGCTCAGGTGGCGATCAAGTTCTCCGTCGAGCAGCTCTCTCCGTCCAACGTCGAGCGCATGGAGGCCACGGGGGTTCTCGCCCGTGCCTTCGACGGCTCCCTGGGCACGCTGGACGTGGACGGCGAGGCGATGACGGCAGCGGCCGTCTACGAGCTGGCACGGGCGTACATGCTGCAGGGCCGGCTGGCTGGTCATGACGTTCAGCACGACAAGCAGACCGACGCCGCCCGCCTCGTCGAGATCTTCGTCAACGACGAGCGAATCGCCTCTCCACTGTTCCCCGTGGACGCGTCGGTCGTGACCCTTCGCTACCACGACCCAGCGGTCTGGGAGCAGGTCAAGAGCGGCAAGCTGACAGGCTTCTCGTTCGAGGCCGACGTGATCGTGTTCATCGAGCACGTCGAGATGGTGATCCCCGCCAACCAGGTCCGTCTGCAGGAGGTCGAGTGAAGACCGGCACGTACAAGCTGGCAGCCGACGAGGTCCTGGAGACGCTGGACGACGGCAGTGTGCGTGTGCGTCGGGAGATCCCCTTCCTGATCCCGGTCAATGAGGCGCGGCGGATCTCGTCCGTGGGGCTGCCATCCAACCACACCCCCATCGCAGCGCTCAAGGGCGACAGCGAACCCGCTGGCGATCAGCGGGCAGCGAAGCAGGAGGTCCCCGTGGCCGAGAGGAACGAAGCCGCCGCAGCGTCCGAGCAGCAGACCCCCGAGCAGGCTCAGAAGGCCGCCGGCCGTTTCCAGCGCTTCATGTCCTGGTTCTCCGGCAGCAGCGACGACGCTCCGTTCGGGATCGAGCCGGTGGAGGCCGTCAAGGAAGGGGCCGCAGCGACTCCCGTCGTCATTGCTCCCCCGGTGCCGAGCTTGGTCGACAAGTTCGTCCTCAGGGAGTGGCGGGAGAAGTGGTGGAACCTGCGGGACGCTCTCGACGACGCGATGTGCGACGTCACCTCCAGCTGGGGCAGCAACTTCGATGGTCGCCGCGCCGAGTCGATGCGTCAGATCCTCGACGAGTTCCACGCCAAGGCGCTGCAGCTGCTGGGCCAGGCTCAGCTGGAAGGGCTCAAGAGCGCAGGCGAGCCCGTGCTGCCGTCCGAGCACGTCGAGGCTTCGAAGTCCGTCGCCCAGAAGGCGGGCAAGATGCTGAGCCAGGCCAACCTGGCGGACCTGCAGGCCGCAGCCACCGCGCTGCAGGGCATCCTGGACCGCGCAGCTCCCGCCGTCGAGATCGCCGCCGAGGCATCCGGCGAAGGCGCCGAGAAGGGCAAGATGCCCGCCTTCATCCAGGCGAAGATCGATGCGAAGTCCGAGGGCGAGGGCGGCACCGAATCCGGCGAGGCCGAGGGCGAAGCGGGCAAGGGCAAGACGGAAACCACGGCCGACGGGGAAGAGATTCCGACGGCCGGCAGCGCGCCCGCCAAGGGCGAGGAAGAGGAGCAGGCCATGGCCGAAAAGAAGGCGAGCGAGGCCGCCCTCCAGGCTCTGGAGGCGGTGAAGGGCGCGAAGACGGACAAGGAGCGGGCGGCAGCGTACCAGAAGATGGAAGCCGCCCTCAAGGGCACGCCCGACCCCAAGGTCGAGATGCAGGACGCCATCAAGGCGGCCGTGGCCGAGGCGGTCAAGCCCCTCTGGGACGGACTGAAGGCCGTGGCGCAGAAGGCCATCCCGGGGCTGGCCATCCCCGGCGACGACAGCCCGGCCGCCTCGCAGACCGCGCCCATCGACAACCCGGACAGCCCGGAGCAGGCGCTGCGCAACATGTTCAGCGGCTCGCTCAACCTCGGCAGCCCGCTGAGCAGCTCGGCCCCCGCCGGCGGCGAAGGCCCCTTCGGCGTGCTCGGGGCCCAGAAGGGAGCGGGCGGCCAGGCGGCCGATCCCCTCACCGCCCTCAAGGCGCAGGTGGGCGGGCTCCTGCTCGAGGCCCTGCGGCTCGAGGCCTCCGGTGCCGGCCGTGCTCTCCCGGCGGCGGGCGCAGCCCCCGCGGTCAAGGCCGGCGGGCTGGGCGAGGGCGACTCGGCGATCGACGATCTGCTGGGCTGAGCAAGAACGACCCGGACGGGCCTAAAGCGGCAAGGACTCCGCTGGACCCGTGCAGAAACAGCCTGAGGAGGGCGAGATGGGAACGAGGATCGAAGAGGAGTTCGCCCGGCTGGTGAATGCCCACAAGGCTGCCGGGCCGATGACCGCGGGCAACAGCGGTGGTGCGCGCATGCTCACCGGCCGCCGCTTCGTGGCGCTGCTGAACGAGACGGTCAACCGCAGCAACGTGCTGCGGCACGGCTGCCGCATGGCGACCATCGCCCCGGGGCAGTCGACCATCGACTTCCTGAACTTCGACGGCCAGTTCTGGCAGCACGTCCCCGAGGACGGAGACGCCATCGCCGTCAGCCGCGAACCGACCTACCGCGAGGTCGACGTGGATCCGGGCCACTACAAGATGGACCTGGAGCTCACCCGCTACGCCCAGCGTCGGGTGCAGTCCCTCACCGGCAGCGACCTGAAGGCCCAGGCTCGCGAGGGCTTCAAGGCCGCCTTCGGCAACAGCATGGCCCGCACGCTGATCAACGGCGACAAGACCAGCAGCGACAGCGGGCTGAACGGCTCCGACGGCATCTGCACCCGGGCCGAGGCCGGCGGGATGCAGATCGTCGACCTGTCCCAGGTGATCGGCGGCGTGCGTGTGGCCCAGAGCTACGACGCCACCAAGATCTACCCCCGGGCGCTCGAGGCGCTGGAGCGGCCCTTCCGCTCCAAGGCGCTGCGGCTCTACACCCACCCCGACGAGATCATCCACTACGGGAACTGGAAGCAGGCCCAGCATCCCAGCGCGGACACGCTCGTCAAGCAGATCCTCGACAACGGCATGACCGCCGGCCCGTGGGGCATGCCCGTCGTCGAGGTGGACCACTGGCCGGAGCTCATCGGCCCCAACGGCGCTCCCACCGCCGTGGTCGACGACGGCGACGGCACGATGACGGTCCGCGTGGCCACCATCCTCCCCGACGCCTACGACGCCGGAGCCGACAACCGTCGGGTGCGGATCACCCTGAAGGCCACCGGAGCCTACGAGCTCTGCACCGTGGCGCACGTGGGCGGGCAGAACCTGATCTACACCACGGGCGCCCTGGGCCAGACGGTGATCAGCGCCGTGGCCAGCGACTACGACGTGCAGGTCGCCGACGAGCGGTCGCTGATCCTGAGCGACCCCAACAACCTCGTCCTGGCGCTGGCCGACCAGATCCTGGCGCTGGCCGCGCTGGACAGCGACAAGCCGTCCGAGATCACCAAGGTCCACTGCTGGATGGACAGCGTGATCGTGCGGCCCGAGGCCGCCGTGCTGCTCAAGGGGTACTTCTACCCCAACCTGGCAGCCTGAGGCAGGTAACCCTGTGCCGGCCCGGCCGCTGAGGTGGCTGGGCCGGCACGATCCCTCAGATCCCGGCTGAGGAGGACAACGGTGGAAGAGCGCAACGGACAGCAGAACGCCGTGGCGGTGGGCAAGATCATCTACCGCTACGACTACAAGGGCCGCGCCAGCATGACGGCCAACGGCCGCACGTTCGTCCCCGGGCAGAGCTGCCATGCTCACCCCGGGACGGACTTCGACAAGTGGCTGAGGGAGAACAAGGCGTTCTCCGGGCCCACCATCGTCGTGGCCGGCGGAGAGAAGGCGGCGTCCGAGGCGCTGCATGCGGCGGAGATCGACCGCAAGCGGCGCGACATCCGGGAGGCCGAGCTGGCGAAGCAGGCCGAGCAGGAGCGGGCCGCCCGGGCCAAGGACAAGCAGGACAACGCCGAGCAGCAGGCCAGGCTGCAGGCGGAGATCGAGGCGCTGAAGGCCAAGATCGCCGCGGCCGGCGACCAGCCGGGGACGTCCAAGGGGCGGCGAGGGGCGAAGCAGGAGAAGGGAGAGGGCGGCGGGGCGCAGGCGTAGGGACGCCTGGCAGGACAACAAAAAACCGGCGCTCCGCTGAGGGGAGCGAAGGAGCAGAGCGATGAACGCAGACAAGTTTCTGGGCAGGACCGACCTGCCGGCGAGCTTCTTCCGCTACCAGGTCGATGGGATCCTGGCCGCAGCGGCCTCCACCCCCAGCGTCCAGGGAGCCCTGTTGGGGGGGAACAACAGCGCCATCCGCGTCAACGAGAGTGCGGGCCATGCGGTGCTGCCCGGCAAGGACGGCAACGGCTCCCCCGCGCTCGCCGAGCGGGTCGCCACGGCCGACGTGGTGCTGGTCAACGAGGCCAACTGGATCACGCTGCTGTACGACCGCAAGATCACCCGGGTGGCCTACCGGCGCCACGACACCGGCGCCATCGCCTACGTCAACGTCTTCGGCGCCGAGGCGGCCCACGGCTCCGCGGTGGCCGCGACGCCGGCAGCGATCCAGGCGGCCGTGGGCGACGGCAACCCCTGGATCTCGCTGTACGTCGTCACGGTGTACCGCTCGGCCGATGCGGTCGTGGCGCTGGCCTACGACAACGCCGAGCGGCCCTTCGGCGTGCCCCGCTCCGATGGCCTGATGCGCACCAGCTCCCTCTGAGCCTGGGTGCATGAACTGAAGTCCCAGCAGCTCGCCAGGGCGGGCAGGAGGGAGTGAGATGTCGTACCCGACCGAAGAGCAGAAGAGAGGGCTGGAGCTGCTGGCCACCCTCGCTGAGGCGCTCGCCACCGGCGGAGCGCTGACCAAGGTCCTGGAAGCGGGCGGCGCGCTGACCAAGACCCTGGAGACCGGTGGTGCGCTGACCAAGGTCTTCGAGACCGGCGGAGCTCTCACCAAGCTCCTGGAGAGCGGCGGCGACCTCTTCGCCGAGATCGAGTCGATCAAGACCGCGCTGCAGGCCGGCGGTGGCACCGAGGCGGCGCTGCAGGCGATCGCTGCCGCCATCGCGAGGACCGGCGTCGAGCTGCTCTACACCAACACGGCCGACTCCACCGAGGCCGGCAACTCGGTCGATGAGCAGTTCTTCGACGCCCTCTACGTTCTGGCGGCGGGCAAGGGCAAGGCCGGCGACGAGATCGAGATCGACTTCGACGCCCTGGTCAGCGGCGCCATGGGCGGCGGCGGCAATGCCACCTTCCAGATCTACGTGGGCACGCAGGTGGTTTACACCTCCGGCGCCTTCGCCGCGGCGCAGAACGATCGGGCGGCCGGCAAGGTCCGCATCAAGCTGCGTGCAGCCAACGCCGCAGTGGTCGAGGAGATCTCTGCGACGGGGGCTCCGGGGACCGCCGTGGCGACGGTGAAGCGCACCACCGGCCTGACCATCGACCCCGCGGTGGCGCAGACGATCCGCATGTCCGTCACCTTCGCCGTCGCCGACGCCGGCAACGTGGCGAAGCTGCAGGACCTGGCCGTCCGGGTGGCGCACATCTGATCCTGACCCGCCGGGAGGGCGGCGCCCTTCCGGTACCGCCCTCCCGGCCACGGAGCTGAGCCCATGGCCGACCTCGTCACCCTCGCCTACATCCGGGCCCAGGGCCTCACGGAGGCGCAGGCCTCCGACCTGCAGGTCAGCGCCGGGATCTCGCTGGCGTCCGAGTACTTCCAGGACGAGGTCGGCATGGACTTCTCTCCCAGCGTCTACACGGCCGACGATCCCCTGCGGGTCGACGGGAGCGGGCACGACACGCTCTTCCTCGAGCAGCCGGTCATCTCGCTGACGGAGATGGGTGAGTACAAGCGAGGGGTTTCCGGCGACACCAAGGTCGCATTCCCCTCCTACCGCTACGAGGTCTACAACCGGCGCGGGCGACGGGGGGACGACGACCGCAGCAACCCCAAGATCGTGATGGTCCGGGCAGGGACTGGCTCGTTGACCTACTTCGGTGGCCAGTCGCTCGTGAGCAGCGTCTTCCCAAAGGGGAGCAAGAACGTCTACCTGGTGGGCAGCTTCGGGTGGACCGTGAGCGTCGGCGACGAGGAGGTGGCGCCGCTGGACGTGCAGCGGGCCGTGGCCACCCTGGTGATCTGCGACGACGCCTGGCAGCTGGCCAACGACACCCGTCCGAGCAGCATCGACGAGCCGCTGCGCCGCTTCATCCTGAGCGAGACCACCGAGGGCCACCACTACCAGCTGTCCAAGACCGCGGCCAGCGGCGGCCCCTCGGGCATCCGCAGCGTGGATCGCATCATTGCTCGCTACCAGGCCTTGCGGCCGCACTACGTGGGGGCGTGACATGCCAGGCATTCGACCGAAGCTGATCCACCCCGTCCAGGTGACGATCCAGCCCATCGACCCGGCGACCACGTCTTACGACACCGGCGCCCGGGAGCAGATCCCCAGCGTGGCCCGCAAGGCCGCAGTGACCATCCCGGCGCAGGTGCACTGGTCCAGGCTGCTGGACGTCGAGCAGACGATGACAGGCAACGTCGAGCACTACGACGGCTGGCTGGCCTTCGAGCGGGCAGATCTGGAGAAGTACAGCTATGCCCCCGCCGACGGGGATCGGGTGACAGCGATCGAGGGCGTCAAAGCGCTGCTCTACCTGCAGCCCAATGCCCAGCAGCGCGGCCAGTATCAGGGCCGTCACAACCTCGTCCGCGTCTTCTTCCGGGACCGCGGGGCGAGGAGGGACTGAGGGATGGCCACCTCCGGACTGCGCCTGACGGGCAACTGGAACAACTTCCTGCGCGCCCTGGATCCCAAGGCCTTCGAGCAGCGGCTGCGCCGAGAGGTCCGGCGGGCGACGCAGCGCAACGCACTCATCGTGCAGCGGGCGATCCGCAAGCGCATCCAGGAAGGCGACTACGCTGCCAACTCCCCGCTGACCCTGGCGATCAAGGCACCGAAGAGCAAGCCGCTCGTGGTGTCCGGCGGCCTGTTTCAGGCCATCACGCAGGAGCTCGCCAGCGACTTCGTCGCCTTCGTGGGCCTGAAGTTCGGCGCCAAGGGCAAGGACCGGCAGGACCTGGTCAACGTCGGCCTGGCGCTGCACGAGGGCTTCACGCTCAAGGTCACGCCGGCCATGCGCCGGGCCGTGTTCGCCAAGATGCGGGCCAACCGGAGCAAGGCGAAGGAGCAGCACCTGGCGAAGATTCCGGGGGCGAGGGTCGAGAGCGGCCCGGCAACCAGAGGGGGCGACGGCCGCTTCGTCAAGGGGGCCAAGATCCGCGTCGAAGGGCAGGGCGCCGAGACGTGGGTCATCCCCTCGCGGCCCTTCGTCCGACAGGTGATCGAAGACCCGGAGATCCAGCAGCAGCTCCGGACCAACTGGGAAAAGGCAGTCGGGGAGGCCCTGCTGCACTTCTGAGGAGGCAATGTGGCGCGCACCCTGACCGGCATGGTCCTCGACCTCACCCTCGACGAGCAGCGGGCGGAGCTGTTCGGCGGCCTGCTCTACCCCAACGGGCAGCGCGAGTTGCTGCACCGGGTGCTCCTGTCCTCAGGGGACCAGCCCGCCTGGGATGCTGATCTGCGAGAGAGCTACGGCGACAGGGTGACTCTGCGGCCCACGGCCCCCTTCTCCGGCATCTACGCTACGGGTGCAGCCGGAGCAGCAATCCTTGGCACCTACCTGCGCACCGTGCCAGCGGCGAAGCAGTGGGCGGCGCTCGAGATGCTCCACTCTGAGCCCGACGGGACGTCCGTTCGCTTCCTGCTCGGCAACGCCGCAGGCCTGGCGCAACGCTGGACAGGGGCAGCATGGGCCGTCGTGACCAACTTGAGCGTGGAGGCCAGCTGGAACACCGCCGCCGAGGTGGCCGCAGGCTTCCCCTTCTGGACTGGGACGGCGCTCCGGGTGCTGTTCCGCCTGGAGACCTCGGACGAGACCGTCACGCCGGTCGTCTATGGGGCCCGGGCGCTGGTGCGCATCTTCTCGCCGAGCCCCGACGAAGACCTCGTGCACCGCACCCTGCTCCCCTGGCTGGCCCAGCTGCAGATCTCGGCACGGCTGCAGGTGCGGGCCGATGGTTCGGGCTTCGTGGACCTGTCCGGCCTGGAGGAGTATCGCCTGCGGGACGAGACCAACGCCTTCGCCCTGGAGGTGGTCTCCGTGCACAACGTCACCGGCGACCCCGGGGAGGCGACGGAGCTGCTGTCCGCCTGGAGCCCAGCGACAGCACTGGCGACGCTCGTGGCGGCGCAGACCGAAGGAGATCTGCTGCAGCTGGATCTGCTCGTGCGGCCCATCGCCGCTCGGGCCACGAGCCAGGACTTCTTCGAGCTGGCCCGGCTCCCGGCCGTCGTGCTCGAGCAGCTGCGGCTCGAACCCTGGGGGCAGTCCCACGGGTTGCACGGCAGGACGCTGGTCCGAGACACCTCAGCCTTGACGGCCCGGCGCATCCCTACCCCGTTGCACCTCACGGCCACGTTCCAGCTGAGGCTCGTGGCCCAGTACGACACGGACCTGCATCGCTTCATCGGCGCCCTGGAGGTGAGCCAGGCTGCCCCCTCTAGCGCTCCTAGCGGTCACCCTGTCAGTGCGATCACCGGCGAGCCGCTCAGGCTGCGTCGGCTCACAGGATGGACTGAGCAGGATGGCGGATTGTCAGCGACGTCGATGTGGCAGGCCCGGGGCATGCAGGCCCTGCGCGGCCCAGACGAGCTGGCCCTCCTCATCGGCTCGGTCTCGGTCGATCCGCAGGAGATCCCGGTGGAGTAGTGGCTGTCGCCGCCTCCCCGGCCCGGAGGCAGCATGACCGTCTACGGAGCGAAGAACGCGCCCGGCACCGCCCTCGAGCTGCAGACCCCGGACAAGGGCATTCCGGCGGCGGCCCTGGGCACCACGGTGCTGTACGGTGCCTTTGAACGCGGCCCCGTGGGCGCCCCCCGCGTGCCCCCGGTCCGGACGAGCACCAAAGGAGCGCTGCAGCGGCGGCGCGGCGGCTTCATGGCCGACTACTTCGGCCGGGACGCTGCCCGCGACTTCTTGGAGGCCGCCGGCGGCGCCGGCTCGCTTCACACCATCCGCGTGACCGACGGCACCGAGCGCAAGGCGAGCATCGTCCTGCGTGGGCGCAAGCCGCCCCGGGGCACGTTGTTCCACCAGCCCGACGCCGCCTTCAACATCGACGCCCTGACCATCACGGCGAAGAACGGCGGCTCGGCGGACGGCAAGCGCAAGGTCTACGGCGGCCTGCTCTCCGGGGCGGGCCAGGTGGTGACCAACACGGTCGCCACCGGCAAGACCATGCTCAAGGACGAGTACAAGGGCGGCACCTTCCGCCTGATGGGCGTCTCGTCCAAGAGCTACACTGTGGTGAGCAACACGGCCGCCGGCGTCTTCACCTTCGCCTCCGACCTGAACCTCTCCGCCGACCTCACGGCGGACGATCCGACCAACCTCCGCTGGAACGTCGAGCTCGAAAACCTCGAGGCCGACGGAAACCGTAAGGCGATCGGCGTGCGGGTGGTCCCCCGGGGGCAGCGGCGGCCCACGGCCGACTTCGGCGCGCTGATCTACCTGGATCGCAGCAAGGTCTGGGACGAGGCCGACCTGGCCATGGTGTCCGCCACGGGACGCAAGGAGGTCGCTGCGACCACGGACAAGCGGTCCGACAACTACGAGGTCGACATCGCCAACGAGTGGTCGGGCTCCGACGATCCGCTCGCCCGGCCGGCAAACTGGGCCGGCATCCTCGCCGCTGGCGGGTTGGGCTCCAACACGATCACCGTCCACATCGTCGAGTGGCGGATCACCACCGGTGACGCCGACGGCTACCTGACCGCCTTCCTCTTCGGCTCCGACGTCCGTGAGGATGAGCTGACCCTGGACTTCACGGGGGCCACGGCGTTCACCGTCCGCTCGACGCTGGTGGACGACATCCCCGCCGAGGTCGCCCTGGGCGCCAAGACCTACCACCAGCTGCACCCGTTCCTGGCGGGCTTCACGATCGCTGCGGGCAGCACGCCGTTCCAGGCGGGCGACCAGGTCAAGATCCGGATCAAGCCGCTGCCGACCGACGGCAGCATGAAGGGGGCGTTGCTCTACCCCGACGGGGCCGGGACCAACGCCGCCAAGGCCATCCCGATCCTGAGCAACACGGCGAACACCATCACCGTGCCCAGCTCCTACGACCTGACCAGCTACGCCAGCGAGCCCATCGAGGCCGCCGTGGAGTCGCTGGACGCCGGCCCCTGGGACTGCGATCCGGCCCTGACCCTGACCGGGATCACCGTCGACGGCGTCGCCGTGGCCGACTTCACCACGAGCATCGAAGCGGCCCAGACTGCCGCGCTACTCAAGATCGACTGGGAGGCCCACGACGCCCGGCTGCTGGCCACCATCCAGGCCGACGGCACCGTGCTCCTCGGCGGCCGCTCCACGGGGGCCGGCGCCTCCTTCGGCTACACCGGCGGCACGATGTGCGGCGTGATCGTCCCCGCTGCGCCCCAGGCTGTGACGGGCACCGACGGCAGCCTGATCCTCGTCGAGCACACCCAGGAGCTCGGCGGCGGCTACGCCGGCCTGGCCAACCTCGCCAACTCGCACATGGTCTCGGCCATGGACCCCAGTGGTTCGATCGCCCAGCTGTTCGATGCCAACGTGGGCATGCCGCAGATCGCCGCCCCGGGCTGGACCGACGACGCCGTGATCGCCGCCGGCCAGTCGCTCGCCGAGGCAGATCTCGGCATCTACGTCCCCGACTTCGGCCAGGCCATTCTGACCGAAGAGGCCGCGGTGGCGCAGGTGGCCGGCGTCTGGGGTGAGAGCGATTTCTACCAGCCGCACTGGCCGTCCTGGGCCTACATGGACCGGCCCGAGACCGGTGAGCGCGACCTGCTGCTGCCGGTGACTGGCAAGGTGCTCGGCCTGCGGGCCTACAGCTGGGCCAAGTACGGCATGGGCAAGGCCCCGGCCGGCGACGAGCTGCAGATCGCCGGGATCAATCGCTGGCTGAAGGCCGACTACGAGGTGCCGGCCGACGCCGAGCAGATCAACCGGGCAGGGATCGTCGCCCTGACCCCCTATGGGACGGCCAAGCCGCTCGTCTGGGGCGATCGGATGCCCGGCCGCACGCGCACCTGGCTGCACAAGGCCTGCCTGGCCTACCAGCTGGCCCGGGAGCTGCTCTGGAAGGGGAGTCCGATCAAGGGCTACATCTTCCGGATCAACGACGCCCTGACCTGGGCCCCCCTCAAGGTGGCCGTGCGGGGACTGCTCGAGCAGCACTACCGAGCCGGGTGGTTTCGCCGGGATCTGCCCCGGGGCTTCGAGGACGCGGTGTCCGTGCGCATCGACAGCGAGACGACGCCGGAGGCGGAGACCTCCCAGGGGAGGGCCGTGCTGGTCATCGGCTACGTGGCGCCCGACACCATCGAGCAGGTCTACATCAAGCTCGGCGAGCAGGGCCTGGTCGGCTGAGGAGTGGGGCTGCTGCCCCAGTAGCAGGAGGATCGCATGCCCGGTACCAATCCCGCCCAGGCGCACAAGTACTAGTTGACGCTGGACGGCGTCGACCTGGATCTCATCAAGGCCGGGATCACCAGCCTGACCCAGGCGCAGAAGGTCGTCGAGCTGTCGGACCTGAGCAAGCTGCCCACCGACCGCAAGGAGTCGGCGGAGTTCCCCGTCACCTTCGATTCGGACAACGTGGTCGACCTGGCGATCATGCGGGCCCTGAAGGCCACGCAGAAGCGGGTCGACGGCACGCTCCAGGTGTTGGACAACTCGGGCACCAAGCCCGTGCTGGTCTACCAGCTGTCCAACTTCTGCGTCAGCGACGAGAAGCCCACGCAGGACCTCGACACCAAAGGGGCAGGCGACCCCGTGAACGTCGAGTTCTCCTGCCATGCAAAGGTCACCAGCCTGCCCAGCTGACGAGCAGCCGGCGGGCGCAACCCATGAAGCCTATCCCGGAGGCAACATGAGCGACGCGCTGCAGAGAGACACCACACCATCCCCCCCCCAGGGCTTCGAAGGCTCGGAGCCGGACGAAGAGGTCATCGACGACGGTGAGGAGGTCCTCGAAGACCTCGGCCAGCGCTGGACCACCCTGGGCGAGCTGGGCAACACCCTCCCGCTCGCCGTGGGTCCGGACCGCAGCTTCAGCTTCAAGACGATGAACCTGGATCTGCGAGCCAAGGTCAGTGAAGTGCTGGACAAACATCGCCAGCGGGAGACCGCGACGGGGCTGGCCACCTTTGCCATCGCCGCGTCGCTGGAGAGCATGCAGGGACAGGACGTCGCCGGCGCCAAGCTGGAGGAGATCGTGGCGCTGCTGCGGCAGCTGCCTTGGACCTCCGTCACGTTCGTGACCTACCAGCTGCAGCTGGCCAAGATGGCCGGCGAGGACACGATGCAGCTGGGCCAGCGCAAGTGCACGCTTTGCGGCCGGCCGCACCGCAACGCCGTGGCGTCCCTGAGGAGCATGCGGGTGCGCGCCTACGGCCAGCTGGAACAGCTCCCCGAGGAGACGCTGGAGCTGTACGACGGGCTGCGTTTCGGCGGCAAGGTGGCTTCGCAGGTCACGATCCGCCCGGCCCGCTGGGACTTCATGGCCCGGTTGGCCGACGGGAACCTGGAGAAGGCGCCGGTGGTGCTCCGGTCGGCCCTTCGATCGGCGATTTGCCGGCTGGACAGCCACGAGGGCATCGTGACCCCCGACGAGGCGGCGCTTGGCGGCCTCAGCGAGCGAGACATCGACCTGCTGGACAGGGAGCACACGCTGCTGTCGGGCGGCCCGCTGTCGGTCGTGGAGGCGCAGTGCCAGGGTCATACATGGCCCGTGCTGTACCCGTGGCAGTCTGCCGCTTTTTTCGGGGGGTCGCGGGACCGCAGGTCTCGCAGGATGAGCGGACGCGGGAAGACATCGTCGCCCAGGTAGAGCTGCTCGGCCGGCATGCCGGGCAGTCCTGGGAGGCGGTGATGTCGATGCCCGACTGGCTGCGCAGAGACCTCGTGGTCCGGGCAGTGCAGCGGGAGAAGCAGGCGCAGGAGCTGTCCAGGACCAACCCCCTGGCGGCCCTGATGCTGCTCGGCAGGTAGGAGGAGCAAGGCCCCGTGTCGACCCTGATGCAGAAGCTCTTTGGGCTCGGCGCCGTGCTGGACTTCAACAGCCGGGATGCTGTCGCTCGCATGGGCACTGCGGAGCGCGCAGCGGGGCATCTGCGCAAGGGCATGCTCGACATCGGGGTTGGGGCCCGCAAGGGAGCGGGCGGGCTCGCCCAGATGGGCATCGCAGCTGCTCCCGTTACGGCC